AAGGCCCTCTTGGAAGACCCTCTTCTCAAAGAGGCCTTTGATGTGTTAGAAAATGCACAGATCGGCATGTTCACCACTCAGGTGTGCGATGCTGAACAACTCATGGAGGCGCATCGGATGGTCCGTGCGCTGCGGCTACTCAAGGACCAACTGAACTCCGTCATCGTTGACGGAAAGTTGCTTGAGAGACGCGAAGAGAAGAGGAAGCAGCACCGTGGATAACACGACTGCAGACAGCGGAAGCATCGATGCCGTGGCAGCCAGCCTGATTGACGGGCCGCCGCAAGAAGATGAACAGCCAGAGGATCTGGGGCAGTCCGACGAGGACGACGCGCAAGACCAGAACGAGGCTGACGAGGCTGAAGCCGATGAGGCTTACGCCGACGACGAGGACGAAGGCGCAGACGAAAGCGACGCGGACGTCGAAGAGGAAGAACCATCCGAGCAGCTTTTCACCGTGAAGGTGGACGGCCGCGACCAGCAGGTTCCCCTCACCGAACTACTCCGGGGCTATGCGGGACAAGCCTACATCCAGAAGGGCATGAAGGAAGCTGCAGCGATCAAGCAACAAGCCGCTGCCGTTTACGAAGCCCTGAACAATGAGCGACAGCAGGTCGCCCAATTCGCGCAGGCGGTGCAGACGGGACAAGTGCCCATGCGACCGCCAGAACCTCCGAGCGAGGAACTGCTTGCGAGAGACCCCATCGGCTTCGTCGAGGCCCGTCACAGGTACGAGAAGGAAGTCGCGGCATACCAGCAGGGCCAGTACGCCATGCAGGAGATGTCGGCCCGCCAAGCTCAGGCGCAAGAGCAGGCCCACCGGGCCATGCTTGCCGAAGAGCATCAGCGGCTGTCTCAGGTTATCCCGGCCTTCGCCAAGCCCGAAACGGCGGCCAAGGTGAAACAGGATCTCCTGAAGGCTGGGCAAGAGGTCTACGGCTTTGAACTCGACGAACTGCGCGGGGTCGCCGACCACCGCATGCTTCGCGTCCTGCACGATGCCGCCCAGTACAGGCGCATCATGGCGGGCAAGGCCACTGACAAGCAACCCTCGCAGGCACCCAAGACCCCGGTCATCAAGCCCGGCGTCAAGGCTGCACCGCAGGCGAGCAAGCGAATGAAGGGCGAGAAGGCCAAAGCTCAGATGAAGCGCACCGGGAGCGTGGACGATGTCGCACGCTTCCTCCTGATGTAAAACCCCAATCGAAGGAACAAGCCAATGGCTGTTACCGCAAATAGCGAAAAGACCTACGACGTCACCACGATCCGCGAAGATCTGCAGGACGCATTTATCTCCATCTCCCCGATGGAAGTGCCGTTCCAGTCGGCCATCGGCCGCAAGAGCGCCTCGAACACCTATTTCGAGTGGACCGAAGTCGATCTGGCCTCGCCCGCCGCGAACCGTGTAAAGGAAGCCGAAGCGGCTCCGGGCAACGACGCGCCGACCAATGGCAAGCGTCTGGGCAACTACACCCAGATTTCTGACAAAGTCGTGGAAGTTTCGACGACCGCTCAGGCTGTCAACGGCGCTGGCGACATCCAGACCCTCGCAAAGCAGGTCGCCTTCAAGCTGAAGGAACTGAAGCGCGACATGGAAGTCATGCTGCTCTCGAACATCGCTGCCGACGCTGGCGGTGCTGACGAGGCCCGCATCACCGCTGGTCTGCCTGCCTTCCTGCGTACCAACGTGGACCGCTCGACTGGCACCGTTGACGGCGCGAACCCGACCCTGTCGGGCACGACCGCTGGCTACCCGAATGCCGCCGCCACCGACGGCTCGGTTCGCGCTTTGACGGAAGACATGCTGAAGTCGGTCATCGCCAAGTGCTGGGACTCGGGCGCAGAGCCGTCCATCGTTCTGTGCGGCTCGGCTGTGAAGCAGAAGATCTCTTCGACCTTCACTGGCTCGGCCACCAAGTACCAAGACATGACCAACAAGAAGTCGCTGGTTGCTGCCATCGACATCTATGTCTCGGACTTCGGCACCCTGCAGATCGTCCCGTCGCGCTTCTTGGAGACCCGCACCGCGAACTCCGAGACCGTCGCTGGCCGTGACGTGTTCGTTCTGGACCCGAACTACGCTCGCGTGGCTTTCCTGAACAACGTCTCGCAGACCCCGCTGGCCAAGACTGGCCACTCGGACCGCCGCCTGATCGCCGTGGAATACGGCCTGCAGGTGGACAGCGAGAAGGCGCACGGCATCATCGCCGACATCAACGGCGCTCTCTAATCGCCGCTGCAAGAACCGGGCATCCCTTCGGGGGTGCCCACCTACTCCGAGGGGACACCATGAAAATTCGCATCACCACAGACCGCCTGCCGCAGCCGGAGCGCCACAAGGGTGCCGAGATCGACGTCTCGGACGAGAAGGCGGCCGCCATGATCGCGCAGGGCTTCGCAGAGGCCGTAGAGAGCGCACCAGCCGCTGCTCCGGCGCCTACCCGCCGCCGCCGTGGGGAGACCGCGCTGTGAAGCTGTATGACGTCAACGAGCGGATGATTGAGGAGGATGGCAAGCTCATCATCCGGCGGCACCAGAACGTGCAAGCCCTGCTCGACGAAAACCATGAGATTGCATCGTACGCTCCAAGCGCACACGGTGACGCCAAGTTCCGGCTTGCCGGGCGGATCCCGTTGGTCATCGCGGAGCAGTGGGCTATGGAGTGCGGCGAGGCCGTCGGCACGCAGGGCTTCGCGCAGTACGTCCGAAAGAAACTGGCAGACGGCGACTTCGCCAAATTCCGCGTGAAAGGGTTCTGACATGGCCGACGAGGCGAACACCCCCAACCATCGCTACTACAAGCCGGAGAACAACATTCTCCTGCAGCCCAACGAGATCACCAAGACGATCATCAAGGCGTCGGCGATCACGAAGATCGACGCGCACATCGCGGCTTTGGCTGCACTGCGTGGGGAATAATAGCGAGGGGCGCTATGGTTTGGATAAGCCGTAGCGCAGTCTGATCTTCGACCAACACAAAGCAACCCGTGACGGTTTCTTGTTTGTGTGCGCCCCTCGCAACTCAAATTAGCGGGTCACTCTGCGGCCCGCAAGGGTATAATCTCGAAGCTGGATCTCATGCCCTGCCCCTGCTCGCCAGCGCCCGCTCAATGGCCGCCTTGCTGGCCGAGAACTTAACCTTCGGCGCGTCGTCACCGTACATTTCGTCGTCATTCGGCTCCTTGGGTGCCGTGATGGGCTTCCCGAAGGTCGTCGTCGGCAGGACGATCCCGAACCGCTCGCAGGCGGCCGCAATCGAGTTCCGCGAAAATCCGTAGTGCTTCGAGGCTTGGCTCGCCGACCACCGAAAGATCAGCGCGGCTTGCATCATGTCACGTGTTATCAGTCTCCGGCCACCCATCGTTGGCTCTCCTTTTGATAGTTGAAATTTCTGGCAGGTTGCCTGCCGCCATGTATTCGATCAGTTCGAACTGCTCTTGAGTAACCCACCAACCCGGCAACTTGACGTAACCTGCGTCTCTGAGAGCGCGGGCCGCTGGGCTATCGCTGGCGGATCGGGTCATCAGTCATGGTCCCTGATGATGTCGTATGCCACAAGATGCAGAACCCCAATGGCGGCGGAGAGGGTCATTCGTCCGCTATACTCATCGACCAGCGCTTTGATGCGGTCTCCCAGTTCCCCGGTCACGTCCTCGGCCCGCTCGCCATCTCCCTTGAAGATGCGGATGTCAGTCATGGCTCTCTCCTTTCGTCCATCATGCGCTTAGCGTTCAGCACGACCATCGTGCGCCGCATGTTTTCTTTCTTTCCCCTCACACCCTTAAAGTATGAGTTGAGAAACTCGGGGCTGTCAGGCTCGACCGCAATGCCGCCCATCTTCTGGCAGGATGGGCATTGGAAGTGCAGCGTGTCAGCCGGGGCCACCGCCACCCAGTCATGACCGCACACTAGGCAAGCCACATAGGTCGCTTGGTGCGGGCGGTGGTCGTCAAGGTTTACGATGTTGTCCATCTTGGCTCTCTCCTTTGATCTCTGCGAGGGCGCCTATGGCAAAGTATTTGATTGCCACATGCGACGGCGGGTAGTCGGCTTCGCAGTCTTTCACGATGTCCTCCAAAGCCTCCACCGCCTTCGCCAGCTTGGCCGTCAAATCTTTGATGCGGTTGGCCACAACTTTCACGGCTTCGGCGCTGTCACACTGGCATTGAGGGTCTTGAAGTCCCCGGTCCCTGAAGGCTTCGTCGCAGTGACACCTTACAACCTCTTGCAACTCGACGATTGCCTGCGTCAGCTTTGCGTCAGTCATGGGGTGTCTCCTTTCAGGATTGCCAACAGATCACTTGCCATGTGCTGAAGGTCTGTGCTGGGGTTCATTCCCATACCAGCATACCTACGAATAAGTTCTGCCAATTTGATAGCTTCGGTCAGCTTGGCCGTCAGGGCTTCGATGCGGTCGGCGGCTTGGCGGCACCAATCGCAGGCCATCTCTTTGGTCGCATGCACTGGATAGCCACAAGCGCCACAGCATGTTTTGTCGCTCATCGTCCACCTCTCTCATCTGCTTCATCAACGCTGGCACCTTGCGCCACTTGTACAAGCTGGCTGGAGACACGCTATAAAGAGCCGCAGCTTTCTTTACTCCGAAGCGCGCGGCAGAGCGCAGGGCCTCGACACGAAGCTGGTCGGTCAGGCCGTAGTCTGGGTGAAGCCCGGTCATTTCACGCAACTCCCCTGCACCCACTGCTTGTCGGCGGCGATGCACTGTTCGTAGCGCACCTGACCGCGCTCCAAGTCAGCGAAAATAATTTGCCCCATGCCGTAGAAAAATAGCCCCGCAACGGCGGTGATTGCCAGCGGCACGGCGTTGTCCCAGAAGTCTCTCATCTGCGCCCCCTGTTCCAAGCCAGCCGCGAGATGCTGTTGGACAGAGCATCCAGATCTGCCACCGTCATGTCGCGGTTGTCTAAGATGGCCATGAAGATTGTGTCTGCAAACTTCTTGCTGGGAAGCACCTGTGCGCCCCTGAGAATGGCCAAGATGGCCTCGGATTGCGCGTCATGCACGGGCATGGTCTTCGGTTCTCTGTTCCAGAACATCATTCGTCCTCCTCCGGCAGATCAAAGCAGGTCAGCCGCACCAACTGCCCCGACGCTGCCAACTCAGACAGCTTGGCGGAAATCTTGGCGTCGGCCATGTTCAGCGATGTCGCGATCTCCTCAACCGTGCCACGGCCATCGCTTTCGATTAGGTCCAAGATCATCTCGGCCAGCGCGTCATCTTGCGGCGGAGGTGCTGCGTCCAAGATGCTCACGGCCAGCCAAGGCGTGCGGTCGGGCCGGGTCATGTTGGGCACGACGATGGCCTGCACCTTCTGGCCGACACGCACGCCTTTTTCGAACATGACCTTACTGGGTATAAAAACATTCTGATTATCCGCCGTCAGGGCGAAGGCACTGCCCGTGGCCAGTTGGTTAGTTAGAAGAATGGTCTGTTGCATTGTTTGCTTCCAGTTGCTTGAGTTGGTCTTCGGCGTCACGTTGGTAGAAGGTCAGCATGGTGATCTCTTCACCGACCCAGCCCGGCCTGACGCCCGTGCCGTATTGCTTTTCCAGATCTTTGATCTGCCCCTGCTTGCGTGCGATGTACTCGCGGAGTTTGTCTGCTTCGGTCATTATTTGATCCCCAATCTGTCCAGTGCGAAGTACGATTTCCTGTAGTGCTTTATGAGGCGATTAACGCGCGCAATCTTGTCGTTGACCTGAATGTGCGGTGTCGGCTGGTCTCCGGGAATATTGGTCAGCGTCTCCCGATAATCCCACAGCGCCGTCAGCACGATATGTGTGTCCATGGCTCCAAGTTTGACAGCCATGTCACCACCCCATCCCGTGAGCGATCAGCATCAGGCCGTAGCCGATGGCGAAGATTGCGATGCAGGCGAGCAGGTCAGCGACGGCGTCCCGGATGCGGTATTTCATGTCAGTTGTCCTTCATAGCGTTGTTGATGGCGGTGTTTAGGCGCTGGCGCAGTTCAACGCGGCGCAATTCAAAGATTGCTTCAAGCGTGTCCGAAAAGTAGCTGCATGCCTCAACGCACCGCAGCGCGGTCGCGGCCTGCTCCAGCGTGAGGGTTACGGTCTTGGTCATGCTAGTCTCCTATTAAAACGGCGGATCTTCGCCGGGGTAAGTTGGTTTCCACTGGGGCGGCGCGTAGCAGGCTGCCTGTGGGGCTGGCTTCGGCGGGGCCTGCCGGGGTATGATCCCCAGCAGGTCGAGGTGTTCGGCGAGGGTCATAGCAGCGTTTTCGTCATGGCATCCGCATAGAGCGGCATTCCAAGCAGCGACCGCCGCGCGTTCATCATCGGAGTGAACCTGTCGCAGCAATGGGCGCAGCGATCTTCGGCAGGTATGGCGCGGAATTCTTCGGGGCTGACCGACACTGCCGACATATGCTGGTATGTGCTGCGGCTGTTGCGGACAATCTTGCCGTTGCGCTGGCCACGGCAGGCGCACGCCGGAGTGCCGTTCACGCCCTGCTTGAGATGAATTTTGTGGGTCATCTGGGTCATCCTGTTTGCTAGTTCGTATGACCACCATACAGCCTGCGTTGACCCGTGCAACAGGAATATTGCGCTTGACGCTAATTATTTTGTCCACTAGGTCTGGTGGCACCGAAACACAGGAGAGCGCCAATGATGGCCCAACGACAAATCAGGGACTGGTGCGCCAAGGACGGGCGCAAGCTGGGCTGGATCGCCCAGCAGATCCCCGTGGCATCGTCCAGCTTCAGCCGCTGGATGACGGGGAGGTTCGTGCCGTCGGCCGTGTACCGCCACCGCATCGCCGACATCACCGGGATCGAAGACCTGCGCTTTGAGCAGGAATGGGTGTCCAAGTGAACCGGGCCGACATCCTCGACACGGCCAAGGACTTCATAACAAAGGACCGCGCGGCCACCCACGGCGATGCCGAGCGCAACTTCGGCCTCATTGCAGCGTACTGGTCAGCGCACCTGAACAAGAACATCAGGCCGCACGACGTCGCGGTGATGATGACCTTGTTGAAGCTGGCGCGGGCACGCAGCAATCCCAAGCACACCGACAACTGGATCGATGGTTGCGGGTATCTGGCGCTGGGCGGTGAAGCCGCAGGGGAGGAGGTATGACCTTGATCCTTGGCATCGACCCCGGCAAAAGCGGAGCCTTCGCGCTGCTGGACTGCGACGACATGCAGGTCAAAACATACGACATGCCCGGCACGCTCGAAGACAAGCGCGCCCTGATCTCAGACATCGGCAGGGTCAAATGCTGCTGGCTGGAAAGGCCCTTCTATCCTCGGGCCATAGGCATCCGCAATGCCGTAACTATTTCGCAGGCCTACGGTGAACTGAAGGCCTGCCTGTTCTTCGCTGGCGTGCCGACGTTTGAGGTCGATCCGTCGGCGTGGAAGAAGACCATGCGGCTTTCGACCGACAAGAACGCCAGCCGCGCGCTGGCCAGCCAATACTTCCCCGACTGCGCCGACCAGTGGGCGCGGGTGAAGGACGACGGCCGGGCCGAGGCGACCCTGATTGCACTGTATGGATGGAGGAAGAAATGACCAGAAGGCCATTCACCGGGAAACCGGAGGACATGTATGCACGCTATGACGACCATGACCAAAACAATCGCAATTTTATTGTGGCGGCTTTTGAAAATAACATCATCGGCAAGTTGTTCTGGCCGAACTATGAGGCCGCGCCTTGGCACCTTCAAATGGAGGCAAACGGCCAACTGATTAATTTCTGGCCGCATAAAGGTAAGGCTCACGTCGCGTATGAGTCGAAGGTCGCATACGGGCTGCAAAGCATATTCGACACCGTGCGCCGCGTTGAAAGCGAAACGCTTGAAGATTTCGAATTGGTGGAGACAGGACAATGATCCGCGACATGCCCAACGGCGAGTATCACTCGCACCCCAACATCAGTTCCAGCGACGTGAAGCTGGTGGCCGCCAAGTCGCTGGCACATTGGAAGGCCAAGGTCTACAAGCCGTCGCCAGCCTTCGCATTGGGCAGCGCCGTCCACGCGCTGGTGCTGGAGCCTGAGAAGAACCTTGTGCTGCGTGGCCCCGAGGACCGCCGTGGTAACAAGTGGAAGGACGCCCAGCTTGCCGCCGATCTGGAGGGCAAGATCCTGCTGACCGAGGCGGACTACGATCTGGCCGAGAAGATCGCCGAGGAGACACGCGCGCACCCCGTCGTGGCTCGTTACCTGATCGACCCGTCATTCGTCGCGGAGGCCAGCTTCTTCGCCACCGACCCGATCACCGGGGCGAACATCAAATGTCGCCCGGACGGCTACCTGCAATCGTCCGGCGTCGTGTTCGACATCAAGACGACCCGCGACGCCAGCCCGGCCAACTTCCCGCGCGAGATCCGTTCGTACAACTACGATTTGCAGGCGAGCTTTTACCTGCGCTGCATGACCGCGGCGGGGTTCGAGGCGAAATCCTTCATCTTCGTGGCCGTCGAGAAGGAAGCCCCGCACGCGGTGTGCCTCCACCAGCTTGACGAAGACTACCTCGCCGTCGCCGATATGCGCGTGACGGAGACCCTGACGGCCATCGCTCGGGCGGAAGCATTTGACGACTTCACAACCGGCTGGCCCTTGATTAACTCTATCCACCTGCCCCGGTGGCAGGTGGCTCAAACCGAAGACGATGTGTTCGACGAACAGATCGACTTTTAAACCCCCACGCCACAGAGGAGAAAACCAATGGCGACTGAAGATTTCCTGAAGGTGCTTGCGAAGGGCACCCTGCAGTACCCCAAGCTGAACCAGACCTACCGCTACAACACGGCGCAGCAGAAGTCGGAGCCGTGCGCGCCGACGGCATCCAACGCCGCGTGGTCGGTGGTCATCGAGATGACCAAGGAAGAGGCTCGGCCGATCTATGAGGCCCTGCGCGGCCACTATGAGGCGACGAAGGCCCGCAGCCCGAAGATGCCGCCGTTTGCCAAGGTCTTCGGCATGAAGAAGCTGAAGGACGAGCAGGGCAACGAGACGGGCATGGTCCAGTTCATGGCCAAGCGCAACGGCACCAAGAAGGACGGATCGGCCAACGCGGCCCCGACCGTGATCGATGGCCAGTTGCAGCCGCTGTCCGACCTGAACATCTGGGGCGGCTCCAAGGGTGTCGTGCGTGCGTGGGCTGTGGCCGTGGTAGACCCGGAAGGCGCGGGCGGCATCAGCCTCTTGCTGGACGCCGTGCAGGT